TCTCGCCACCATTGCTGGTGTCGGTCTCGTTTTCCATGATGCTCTTGGGTTGTGCGACTGCTTAGAGCTTGGTCGCGGGTTGGGCTAAGCTATGCCCGGTTTCTTCTGCGCAGCCTGTGCGGAGCGAATGAACTGGTCCAGATTGTCGCGAATGTCGTCCACCACGGAAACCGTGGCTTGAGCCTTTAACAGGCTGTTCTTGTCGTCGGCGTTCACGCTGATCAGCGCATCAATTGCCGACAGTCGGATGTTCGATAGCGCAAGCTGGAATGCCTCATTGTCCTTAAGGCTTTGAGCAAGCTGCGCGTAGTCGGTCATCAGACTTCCACAACATGCAGCGTGACAATGTGCGCCACTGCCTGCGGGGTGAGCGTCGTGCCGTTGACGAGATAGCCAAACACGCTAGTCCCCGTTGCCGTCAACTTGATCTGCTTGTTGAGGTTCGGCATGTCAATGTAGAGCGTGGTGCCTAGGTCAAGCACCTGAGACAAGTCGACGTAGCCAAGATAGCTCGTGAGGTCCGTGGCATTGGACACGTCGAACGTGGTGGTGTCAGTGTAGGCCGACGGCGGCGTGACGGTGTAGAGATGCAGGCGCCAAGCCGTGGTCTCAATCGTACCGCCGTTGATCTGCAACGTGGCTGACGTGATCTTCAAATGCGAGCCGGGCGGTGGAATTGCGCCGTTGGCGTTCTTGAAGACAAACTCAGCCGCCGCACCGACAACAGCGGGGGTCGTGTGCCCGGATGCGGCAGGCGTGAATGTGGCGCTCGCCGAATAGGCGCTTGTTCCGTACATGTCGTGCTCCTAGTTCGTCGGCCCAGCTGGCTTGTTCTTTGCCATCTCGGCGCGCGCGGCGTTGTTGGCATCTGCGACCGTGGCCGCATGCTGCATTTTCTCGCGCTCAATCGCGTACTTCTGTTCGATTTCCCATTTCTTGAACGTCAGTTCGGCATCGAGCTTCTGAAGGTCGTAGGCGTGTTGCTGCTGGGCGAGCAGCACAGCGTTCTCGCGGTCGGCGGCTTTGGTCTGCAGGTCGGCCTGAAGCTCGGCCTGGTTCTTGACTACGTCACCCTGCGCCTGCAATTCTGCCTGATGGGCAGCGACCTGAGCCTTGCCAGCCTCCACCTGCATGGTGACTTCGCCGTTCTTATCAGCGAGCGCCTGTGCGCCCTGCTGCTTCATCTGCTCCAGCATGACCTCGGGAGGTGGCTGCTTGGCACGCTCAGCGAGGATTTGCTTGCCCTGTTCAATGTCCTGGTCGTTGATGTCGGGCCAGAATAGCTCCGAGTTCTTTAGTCCGCCACTCTCGGCAAACTTGGTCACTGTGTTGTGGACGTATTTCAGCATTTCAAGCGCCTTCTCGGGGAAGGGAATGCTGATGCGGTCGATGTAGAGAAGCTGCTGCTGAAGCACCTGCCCCAGCATCATGGCGTCCTTGTCACGCGAGCCCGTTCCCAGGCCCGTGTTGACACTCACGTGCATGTCCGGGTTCCAGTTGCGCGGGTCGATCTGGATCGGCTTACCGCTAACCAGGATTGTGCGTGGCTTGGTCTCGTGCTTGTTGGTGACACGCAGCATTTTCCGCGCAACCTTCGACCAGCCATATTCCGCCATGTTGCGGGCAATGAGCTGCGGCTGAAGATGCGAGGCGTTGACGGCGTTCTGGTTGGCCGTGGCCGATTGGTTCTGCAGCGTCTCCGGATCGAGCGCCATCGATTGGGCGTTGACGCCAGTACGGGCGGCTTTCACCTCGTCGGCATAGTTCAGGCCGGCTAGCGCCTTGTCACCAATGTACTCACGCACAAGCGGCGCAATGGTCGTGCCGGCTTCCGCGAACACGGGCTGACCGAACTGGCCGTCCGTCAGTGCCTCGGGGTTCTTGACCTTGCCGGATACGACGTTCTGCGGATTGTTGACCCAATACGTGTTGTTGAGAAGCTGACGCCACAGGACGGTCTTTACGTCCTGAATATCAATCGTCTCATCGGCCATTGACCGAGAGCCGAAGCGGTGCGGAATAGGTTCGCACGGAATGTTGTCGAACGGGTCTTCGTCCTCCCACACTTCCCAGTCGAGCAACGCACCCTTGGCAGCTCCACCAGGACCGCCGTAGCAGGCACGGACCATCTCGGCTACGCCGTCACCGTCCACATCTACCATGATGAAGCACTCGTGATAGTCCACGAGTTCCATGGATTTGTCGGTGGCTTCAGTCGTGATGTTCAGTCGGCGGGCTTGCTGCTCCGAAGTTTCGTTGCGAACCGCTTCCGGGATTACCCAGACCTGGTCCTTATCGTAGCCCATCTGCAACAGCGCAGAGCGCGTCTTGCGCTGCCAATGGTCCTTGAACGCCGCGTCCTCTAGCGAAGTGGCGTCAGCGTCCATCAGAAATTCGTCGCGCGGAATGACCTCAACGCATAACCGCCCATCGGCCTTCTTGTGGCGCAGCTTTACGTCGTAGCTGGTGGCGTCGACCATCTGCGCCGGATCGTCAGGGTGCGGGAGCTGAACCGTGTTTTCGGTCTTTGCCAGCACTTCCGTGCTATCGTCACCCGCCAGCATGGCGAGTTGGTCTTCGCTTAGTCCGTCGTGGAACTTCGCGGGCCCATAAACGGCCTCATCATCCCAGTAGGTTTTGACGATGCCGTCGCCATGCAGCAACGCGTCAAATGTGCCGTCGTAGACAATGCCGTAGCCGAAATTCTGCTTCCAGAAGATATGGTTGAGGCCGTCCGTGACCTCGTCCGCATAGTCCAGGTCTTCCGGCTCTTCCGGGTCGGCAAGGAACATGCGCCGCGAGGCCGTAAAGATGTCGATGATCTCCGGCATGAGCCAGTTGATCGTATCGGCTACGTCACGTGAAACAACCTTCGACCGATTGACCTCGGGCGGGACATAGGCGTCCATCTTGCCGAAGAAATAGTCGAGCTGCTTTGAGCGCGTGTTGCCGTTGTCGGTCTTGTCGTCGGCTGAACGCGCCAGCTCGATCTGCTGCGCGATGATCGCTTCGAGCTGGGCTTCTGAGAGCTTATCGGCCACGCGCAACCCGCCTTACTTCATCGCGCTCAATGCGCCCGTGAAGCCAATCGACCCACTTCTGGTATTCGGTCAGAGCGGAATACTTGTTGGACTTTCCGTCCTTGCCCTCTGCATAGGCCTCAGACGTTGTGTCCCACTCAAAGCCGTTATCGGAGCGCTGCATCAGACCACCCAACTCAGATTGCGCTTGACCTGAGGCTTGGCCTTTTCGGGCGCCTCGTAGGCCACGCACATCAGACCGAACATGTCGGCTCCGTGCGATGACCAGTCATGCTCTGGACCAAGCCCGATGTTGCGGGCCTCGTCCTTTTTCTCGTGATACCAACCCAGCGCTTCAAGCAGCGGCTCGGTTGTGTCCTCATTAAACCAGATACTCGGGAACATCCTGCGCCCGGCCTCAATGCGCATGGACGCCGCGCCCTTGCCCTGGTTGGGGATGATCTCAACATCGAAGCCGGCCTCTTCGAGGTAGCTCCGATATGAAACGTCATAGACCTTGTCGTTGGTGTCACCGTCATGCGGGAGCACGATCAGCGCTTTCTCGTGTCCTCGACTGCGCAACCATTGAACGTGCGTTGCAAGCGGTTGGCCGGACGCCTCGTAGTAGTCGAGCAACCGGATTTCCTTGCCGATGAACTGCGCAACGCCAATCGCTACAGCGTCGGCCTTTGCTCCGGTGCCGCCAATGTCGAAGAATGCCCGCTTGGTCATCAGCGGATCGGCTGGCACGCGTCCTATTTGCTTGTTGAGCTTTGCCGCTGCCAGGGCCTTGGCATAGTATGCGCCCGCGGCAATCGTCACATAGCCGCCGTTCCAGATGTTCTCGTATTGGTCTGGATTGTCCCTGAGGCAGTCGAGCCTTTCCTGCTCAAGAACGCTTGGAAACCAGGGATTATCGGACCAGTTGGCCTTGACCACAACCGCCCCAGTCGGGGGCGTCTTCCTGAACAGCAGGTCAACCGCGTCTGTCTTTCGGCGCGGGTTCCAACTAAACCACAGCTCCGAACTGTCGGTGCGGATGGTTGGGCGCAACATGCCGAGCGACATGTCGGAGAATGTATGAGCTTCCTCTACCCACGCCCGATTGAAGCCTTCCAGCGACTTGATGCTGTCGGCGGTGTAGTCCTTCATGCCCTTGAAGATGATCAGGCCGTCGCCGGGGGTCTGTATCTCTTCCTTGAACACCTTGAAGCCATCGGCTGGCCCAAGGTTGAACTTGCTCAGCTTGTCCTCGATGAGGAGCTTGGCCGAGTCCTTCAGATCCTTTTGCACCTCTCGGATGCAGACTGAACGAAGCCCTTTGTTCGCCAGGCTGTCTTCGACCATCAGCTCTGCGAAGAAGTGCGACTTGCCCGAGCCGCGGCCACCATATGCCGCCTTGTAGCGCGCAGGCTCAAGCAACGGCGCAAACGCTGGCGCCGTGTCGATCACCAAATCTCGGCCAATCACTTGGCGTTGACGATCCGGCGCGTGATGGAGACGACAACTGGATTGTCAGGGTCGCCCGTAAGCGTCGTTGCAGCGAGCTTGGGATGAATGTACGGCGCAGCTTTGTCGGCCGCCCAATCACGCCGAGCTACGTCAATGGTCTCATCTCGCAAGATGTTCAGCATGTAGTCGAGCGGTGTCAGGCCGGACGCTGCAACGGCTGCTTCGCGGGCTGCGCTAGCCTTGTTCGGAACCCCCTTGGCACGACCGCCACGGCGTTCACCGGGTTTGGAGCCGCGCATTGCTATTGCTTTGCTACTTTAGCTAAACATTCGAACAACGGCGTCTGAACCGGA